TGATAAAAGATCCAAACTTAACAAAGGCATTATAGTATGCAGTATCGCAGAATTCATCATAAGTTTTAAGTTTCTTTCCACCTTGGGCCAACTGCCAGAATCTATTAAAAGCCATGTAACCTGCCTGCACACGTTTCTCAGTCTTTTGCATTGCTCTACGTTTGCGTTCGCACATGTGAGCATACAGAGTTTTTTCTTTCATAAAACTCTTACCACAATGCACACAATTGAAAGGCTGATCTACCAATGCTATCATGTTTTTAACCAACAAAAGTACCGTTAATTTTTCTTGCTATTTCGCTGGCAAAAAGTACACGGGTGTCTTGGGTGGCAAAATCTCCTTCAAGATAAAAACGTGTTCCGTGATTGGATTCGTTTTCTAAAAATACTCGGCCATCTGCATCAACGGCCACAGTCCAAAAATTGTTCATTCGTATTCCTTTCTTTGTTTTTTATCAAAGCCCATCTTGTCAAATAGATCCTCGATATCTTGTTTATCCATCAAACTGGCCAACAGTTTAATTTCATCAAATTTCATTGTAGGATTTAATTCGGCGATCAGCTTTTCTACTTTATTTGTTTTTTCTCTTTTGCCGCTGGCAAGATATGGATGATATGCATTTACTCCGGTACCAGTTGACGCAAATAATTTCCAAAGCAGGGCCTTATGACCTTTGCTTAACGACCAATGATTTTTGTTTACTAGTTCATTGGTCATTTCAAGATACCATTCTTGCACATCTCTGTCTCCTTGCACACTTGCGGTATAACGCATCAATATGTAAGGGCTAAATGCTTTCTTTTCGTCTTCCGTTAGATTATCATAGAAGTTATGATTTCTTTGATCTACCGCAGATAGTTCACGTTTAATATCAAGTTTTGCTGTTGCCATATTCTTTGCTCAAGTAATATAATATTTTAACACGTTCCAGGGCTTCTTGTAAAGCAGGATTTGTCTTTGATGCTCGACGAATTTCACCCCATAGTTTATCGTCCATTATATGATCATGCAGTGGTCTGCCATCGCTAGTGCGAGGGTCGTGATCCCATCCGATTTCTTTTCTCGTACTGGGATCAGCTCCAAATTCTCTAGCATAAGTCACACCCTCAGCTCTCTCATACACGTAAGTTGCACCAGGCTTAAGATTTCCCATATTACCAACACTTAGTATAATCTACAATTTCACTTTGTCTACTAACTTCTTTAACAAAGTATGCACACGTGGGTTTTGGACCAGGGTGCAACGGAGTGCATAAAAGCTGACCACTACGCATTTTAGGAAAGTACCATTTGACATCCTGATATACATCAATAATATCAATCTCTAAAAACTCTGGTCTAAAGCCGCTTAATGGATTGAAACAGAATGTCTTAAATCCCCGATCATTGAGGCTAGTTAATGGTAGTACTTCCATGTCAGGACCTTCGGGATCGCCAACAATCGTACACCAGTCTAAGGGCATAGTAAGTTCATATGGCCCGACTTTTAATGCCACTGCTGGACCTGTAAAGCTCTCGAGGAAGATTAAAGGAATAAAAAAATGATCCGGATTTTGATTATCGCTGTTATCTAATACAGCAAATCGTAAATCGTCATCTATCTCCTCTGGTAACTCATTGAGAAAAAATGTTTTGTCTTCTAATGTTAAAATTTGCATTATTGATATTTTACCTTTGTAATTGTGAACGGATACTTAGCATCTTTGTAAAAACGTTTACGTTCTGTCAAGTGCCGTTTTGCGTATTTTGTGCTGGCTGTAAGATCCCAAATCTCTACATGATCCTTGTCGTCTGCTTTTCTAATGCCTCGCCCAATACTTTGTATAACGCGAACAAAGCTCTTTCCGGGCTCAAGAAGAACCAGATTAAAAATACGGGGGATATTAATACCCACAGCGGCCACACCGTAAGTCGCCACAATAATCTTGTTAGTACTAGTTTTAACTTCATCGTATTCTTCTTTTCTATCTTTGGTTTTTACTTCGCCTGAAATAAAAACAGCATCTTCTAATTCGTTTGTTAAAAATTTTCCAGACTCAATTCTGCCAACTAGAACCAAGGTATTTCCATTTTCTGCAATATTTTTAATTTGGTTTGCCAGGTACACCATTCGTGTTTCGTCTGTTACTAGGAATTTAAGTTCTTCGGCATATCCGCTAAACTCTTTCCATTCAGCAGTCTGAATAATGTTCACATGACAGTTGCTAAGTACGCCAGATTCTTGTAATTCGTGTGCCGCAACCCGGTTGACAACTTCACCTAAACTGCATCGTAAGCTCTGAAATTCAAAGTCGTCTTTGGGAACAGTACCTGTTAATCCCCAACGAATTGGCGTAGCGGCTAGATTGCGTGTTAATAGATTTTTAAGTACTTCTGCCTTGGCCATGTGTACTTCATCTACCATAACGCACTGTACGTTGTCCAGCAATATTTCTAATTTTGCACAGGCCGCTTCGTCGTATTGTTTGGAATTTTTATCCAAAACATTTAAACTTTGCCAAGTACAGATAGTGTGTGTTTTATCAAGATTTTTTCTGTCGCCGTAGTAGACTCCAACGTCAAGGCCGCAGTTAATAAAATCTTCTTCTGTCTGTTCGACAAGACTTTTGTTCGGGACAATAGTGACTGTTCTTCCATATTTTTCACAAATTTTTGCCAGTGTTGCTGTTGTAATTGTTTTGCCAAACCCTGTGGCAATTTCTTGGATACACTGAGGATTTTCAAGGAACTTGTTTACAACTTCAACTTGATCATCTCGCAGTCTAATTTTTTCACCTGCTCGTAAGTGTCCTTTTGGCCATGTCTGATCACCCCAAAAATCGTCAGAAATTTCAGGAAAATCCAAGGCAATAGGATTACGCTGATCTTCTAGTTCGATATAATAATTTTGATTCTCGAGATACTCAAGCACCTGCGGTAACATACTCATGTAGGTAGTTCCACCAAGACCAAAATAACTTACTGTTCCGTCCCAACGACCCAATTTAAAGGCTGGTCTAAAGCGAGCAGTGGGGTCTTCAAACTTGAATTTTTTAACCAAAGCCTTGCGTGTATCAAGACTTAAATTTTCTATCTTAACATTAACTTCATCTTTGATAATAACTTTACACGTTGCCAAAATTCATTTCCTTGTTAGGTCGTTGTTCGCAATAATATATTAAATTTGGACAATTTTTCGTAAAATCTCGGATGGTATAATGCATATTATGTAATCCCATACTGATGACACAATTGAAATGTGTTTTTGATGCTAGTACAGGTTTAGGCATTTTTTGACTTACAAAAACAAAACGAGTTTTTTCAGAAATAGGATTATTCAAATGATTGCTTTTAACAAAACTGTTAAATTCTCCACCATTATCGCTGGGCAATCTGAACATAACTGAAATTTCCTCATCAGTTACATTTTGTTCTTTTAAAAATTCATATGCCAATTTAGTTTTACTCAATTCAGATCCGCCGGGTACAATAAACAACACAGGCTCTAAGTATTGTACTATATCTCGAAGCAGATTCATAGAGGTTGATGTGGAATCTATGTGGAATTTTTCGCTGGCGTCGGTGTTTATAAATTTTTTAACGATCGAGTCGATTGAGTCTGATTGTATAAATGTGTTGATGCTATCGTCCCATGTATCGATACCGTATTTTCTGGCCTCAAAGACTGCTTCCAAGATATCAGTAGTTTTGAGTTCGGGTATATACTTGGAAATATTCACTAATTTTGGGGTATTTTCCTCAAGAATTAACATTGGAAAAAATGTTTCCATTTTTTCCATGACCTGGGCAATTTGATTTTTGTAAATTTTAAAATTTTCATCAATTTCAAAATTTTCATTCTCGGCCAGCGACAATGCCAACTTGATATTGGTTTCGTGCAGGCTAAAAAACCAGGCTTTTTTGTCTTTATCCCAGGCCACTAGTGCATCTTTATCGCGAAGCTCTCTGATGCGCTTTACCAGGTCTTCATTGTATGGGAATTCTACCTTGATGGCCTTGACCCATGTTGAATGATCCTCGATCGAAATACGTTTAGATGGTAGCGTAGAATTACGCAACGGTATTTTGAACAAGGGATTGTCGAGATACTGTGTAATATCCTGACGTAGATGAGTACTAATCTGAGTACTGTATCGTTTCAGTAGTTTGATAGCC